CACACACCTTCTGGTGTAACAATCCCGATAGTGAGGAAACGATTGGCAATGTAATCGATTTCTTCCTCGTAGCCAGATTGAAACATCATCTTCATGTAGGAAAACGCAGCCGTCTGTAATGACTTTCTAACCGTCGCGTCGTAACTAGAAAAGTCGATGGAGATTAATGGTTGATTAATCGATTGAGCGTAATCAATTAATTCTGTGATTCTACTGTCAACTTCGTCTGGATTGACTATCGCCGCACGCCAACTCTGTTTTCTCTGAGTATCCAGAATCGGGCGATAAAATCTCATTTCATTAAGGGTGTCTGCTATTGGAAAACCCCAAACTGCACGAGTCTTACCTGATTCTTGGGTTCTAGTAAACAATATGCAAGGATCTTGTCTTCCGAGTAGTGTCTGAAAGTCATCTAGAACTTCTACTTTCACTTTTCCCTTGCTTACATAAAAGGGTAGCCCGGAATTCGTATTGTTCTTCAGAAACAGCATCGCTTGATCGAGATTTAATGGTCTCAGCCGGCGAGAAATATCTGGAGATACCGTGTGCGGGACTTCAAATGCTTTCTTATCTTGCCCGAAGTAGGCAGATACCAGTTCGCGTCGATCTTCCCAGTTCTTAGCGATTGAACGAGGACCAAATTTAGATCGATTTGATTTCTCCAACTCACTTAGCGCGTCGTTGATTTTATCACTGTTTCTTTCGTATATAGCATCCCACTGCTTTAACAATGATTGCGGATCGTAGTTCTTTCCGTATGGTGTTACATACACTTCGTCCGAACCAGAAACTGTGCGCGACAATAGAAGGGACAGTCTTTGTTGTACATCATCACTCAGATTAAGTGATTTCAAGAATGAAAAGTTTGTGCGTTCCATTATCTAATACCTCCTTCGCGTAAAGAGTCTATGTACGTTCTGCTAAAGCCCATGTCTTTGGCCCACTCTTCTGCTTCAATCAGAAGTCTTACGTAGCTGATTTGATCATCTTCATCTAACGCTTGAAAATGTGGATCGTGTTGAGCAAACTTAACGTAATCTAGTATCTCGGGTGGGTTACAACTATCCGAGTCTTCATAGAAGTACAAATTTTGATCTTTAGTCATAAGCGACCTCCGTATACAAAGTTTATTTGCAAAATTGTGT